CTGTATCTACGTTTACTGCCATTTTAAATATTTTAAAAAAAAAGGATGGCGGTTAAGCCACCCTTTTAGTATCACTTGTTATTTAAGTTTTTTATCTATCGATTTATAAACTTCTAGACCTTCATCTGTCTTAAACCATGCAGCCATAGCTGAGTATGGATTTTCATCAAATGGTATAGTCATTAGTTTACGACCATTAGTTGCCCACTTAAAAGTTCGTTGATCATCTGCTAAACTTATTATTCCTTGCTCTCGTGCTCTAATAGCAAAATTTCTAAGAACTACATTTTCGTCTTGAGCTAAATTAATAAACAAAGCTGGATTTCTTTTAGCAAATAAAAGTAAATCTCTTTTTAACTCTTTAGTACTTAATTTAGATACACTAGATCCCATCTCAACTCTTAATATTGCTTCAGCTTGATCTATATCTAATTGACGAGCTATATTTACTGCATCAACTTCTAACTCTAAATCAGCTAACTCATCCACTGCTTCCACTTGTCTATCTACTTCTTTAAAAATTATCCCATTATGAGGATGTTTAATTAAAAATTCTTGTAGCGTTCTTTTGTTTTTTGGAACATGTAAAACACCATCTTCAAAAACTATATGCTTTAAAGTAGCATTTCCTTTTTGTTCATCAACAAAAATACTCTTCTGATTAGTAGCATATCTCATTTCTCTTTCATATCCTAATTTTGGATCAAACCAACTTAAAGGATATTTCCGAGTATGTCTACTAGGTATAGTATAAGTTAATGGTTCTTTTCCACCAACTAAATAATAATGTCTATCTTTATATTCCCAAGTATCTTTCTTTACTTTAGGAGTTTTTTCTTTTATTTCTTCCATGATATAATATAATATAAATATTTAAAAAAGACCCCACCGAAGTGGGATCTTGTTATTAGTTTACTCTTAGATTCCAACCTCAAGTTTTGTTTGGGCTGTTGCTAAAGTAGGAGCAGCCCCATCAATTCCATAAGGAATCAAATAAGGTATACTTCCTGGATTTTGATAAGCCGCTTGCATTGCATTCACCGCGAATGCATCAAGAGCAGCTTGAGTTTCACCCGCTGCCATAGTTATATCCATCGCAAACAGATCATTTAAAGTTGTAGCACCATCATGTGACGTATTCATAGGTCCATAATAAAACCTAACATTAGTCGTACTAGTTGATACAGCTTCTAACAAGTTCTCCGTTGGTAAAAGGAAGAACGTTTCTGCAGTCGTAGCAGTTGGTACTGCAATGACTATTTTTATATATCCCATAATTTCTATATATTTAAAATGTTAATAATTAAACCGCTTTGAATAACACGAAGTTATTAGCAGCTTGTGTTACTAAACATCTCTCAGTTAAGAAATGTACGGACATTGCATCAATGCCGTCAGTGTAAGCACCACCTACAGAACCAGTAATCCAGTTTTTGTATCGTCTATCTTCAGTTTCAGAAGCTCTATATCTTACATGTAAGAATGGTCGTCTGATATTTGATCCAAGCATTTGATCATAAACTGTAGAAGTTCCTGCTGGAACTAATACTCCATCAATTTGCCTAGACATACCTCTTGTAGAAGCATCGTTAAGATATTTCCAGTCAGTTTTATAGAAGTCATAAGAACCTCTTCTAAAACCAGAGAATCCAAAGTTTAACGCCATTTCTTCTTCATTGTCAAAAAGACCGTAAGAAGCTGAAGCAGTAGAAGAATAACCTCCACCTGCCATAGCGGCAATCATGTCATCAAAATCTAAAGCAGTTTGTCTTTGTAAGAAAAGCATGTTTTCTTCAATTGCACCTTGCTTGTCTAGATTTTTAAGGATTTCATCGAAATCCGCCATTGCACCAGAACCTGGAGCAGCAGCACCTGCAAAACCTTGGTATACGTTACCATTGTTTTCAATAGCTTGAAATAAACCTGTTGTACCTTTAAGGTTAGCTGTCCAAGCAGCTGTACCACCTGGAGGGGTTGCGGCCCATCCAACTGCTTCACCTTCAACTAACGCCATTTCCATGTAATCTTCAAATCTCAATCTGGTTTCAGATTCAGCTTTAAGATACCATAGATATCCCGATGTTCCATCTTCAGTAGCAACTTCAACCCAACCAATTTGAGAAGCATCAGAACCACTAACTTGGTACTTATCTCTAATTATAATTGGAGAGTTATTAAATTCAGTGAAAGCTGGTTCAATTGATCTTGTATTAACATCATTTGACCCTTTCTCCCATTCTGAACCATATACAAAGATAGAAATATCATTTGCATTTTGTAGCGCTTGAAGTGCAGCACCGAAAGCGGCAGCAGCATAAGGCATACAACGAATAGTACATACTGTACCTACTACTGCATTAACTGTAGTTACTAAGGCTTTTTCAACTATCAAACCTGTAGCATTGTCTGAAATAACTATAGTTTGATTAACCTTTATAGCACACGTATTGCTAACTGGACTAGCGTTAACTAGTTGAATATCGATATCAGTTGCTGGTGTTCCAGCATCTATATTACATTCATTGTAAGCCACGTGTAACCTATTTTGTTCAGACCAAATAACTTGATCTGAGGTCATTGGCATCTCTGCCCCGACCATCCTTAAGAAACCTGATAACGTTCTGTTACCATATCTCTCAACTTCTTGCTCATATAGCTCAGGTAAATATTGCTGAGCCCAGTCAGATGTTCCATCAGCAAAATTTAAATAGTTGCTGGCTAGTGTCATCTGAGATTGAGCAGGAATTATACTTGCGGGAAAACTCCCGCCTGTTACAAAACTCATAATTTTTAGTTTTTATTTTCGTTTTTTAATTTTTAACTTAGAACTATCTACACCATTTATTGCTTTAACTTTTAATCCATTTATAAATACATCTCCAGAATGTGTGGTTCTAGCTTCATTACTTATATTTTTAGATTTTGCAATAACATTCTTAGTAGCATCGGCAGCGCCTTGATCATAAAAATGTTTTGCTATAGCATCAGCATGTTGGGCAGAATATAAGGCTTTGTGATAACCTGTTAAATCTTTAACATTACCGTCTTTGTTTAAGAACTTCTTAACAAAATTGCTTAATGCAGATTGATTTTCAACAACTTCATTCACATTATTAACGTTATATCTAAATCTTTTTTCTCCTACTTCAAATTCAAAACCTTTGAATTCTTTAGTAAAATAATCTTTAGTGTTACGTTTAAATTGTTCATGTTTTTGTTGTATTTCACCTTGTTCTTTGTTATATCTATTGAAAAAGTCAGTTGCTTTTTGTTGGTCTTGAGTTACGCCTGGTCTCAACTTGATCTCATCGTAATACTTCTTTTTCGTTTCCTCTAAAAAGCCTTTAGCTTTAGCAATTTCTTCTTTATAAGCGAGTTTTTTTCTACGAACATCTCGCTCTTCATCCATCTCTTCATCATATGAAAATTTATCTTCCATAAGGAATTTAACTTCATCTGGTTCTAGATGGGGTCTAGTTTTTTTATAATACTCATTTAATAATGCATCTTCATTAAGATTAGAATAATCAGCATTTAACCTAACATAATCTTCAATATTACCACCTGTTTCTTTCATGAAACTAACTAGTTTCTCAACATTTTCTGGTAAATCAATATTAGGATTTTTGGCTATCTCTTCTTTAATATCTTCAATTACTTCTTCCTCGCTTTTAGTTTCAACCTCATTTGTAATTTCTTCAACTACTGGGGTTTCTTCTTTATTTGCCAAGGGAGTTTCTTTCTCTTCGGTGTGTGTTTCTCCCACTTCTTGCAATTCCACTTTGGATTCTCCCCTCGTTTCTCCGCTTCCTTCTGTAGGCGGTAACACAGCTTCCTCTGTTTTTGACTCAGGAACGGCATTTTCTTCTTCTTTTTTAGACAAATCTAATTTAATAGGTTTATCTTTTTGAGTTAATTTTTTAGGACGACCAGGTTTTTTCTTTATTTTAAATTCTCCCTGTTCTAGTTCTCCCGTAGGAGTTTCTTTTATTTCTTCTGACATAATATAATATAATAATTAATAATTGTTTATTGAGGTTCTAGTTGATCTTCATTTGCTCCTCCCATATTTGGTGGTGGTGGTAAAGGTGTTTCAGCTCCTCCTACATTTTCCATTGAATTAGATTCGAAATCTGTAGGTAATAAATCATTTTGACGTTGATCTATTAATTTACTTTGTTGAGTTCCAGTGATCCTAACTCTTTCATCTCTTCTATCTTCAATTTCTTTTTCTTTTTGTTTTTGAGCTTCTATTTCCATTTGTTTTAATTGCATATCATAATTAAAACGTTCTGCTATTAATTGTTTTTCTAATTGATTAGCTGTTTCCATTCTTTGAATTTCAAATTGAGATTTAGCTTGTTCAAATTGAATATTAGTTTCATTAAGTGCTTGATTCTTTTGTACTTCAGCCATAGCTGCAGCTTCAGATGATTCTGCATTGGCCTTAGCTTGAGATTGAATCATAGCTTGTTGCTGTTGTTGTTCAGCAGCTTGTTTTTGTTGCCTACGTTTTTTAAGTACTTGATTTGCTAATTTAAGATTATTAATATTCCTAATATCTATAGCATCTTCTAAATCAATACCACCTTGTTGAAGAGCCATTTGAACATTTTGTTCTAGCATTTGTTTTTCTTCCTCATCGGGTTCTAAGTCTATAAATATCCCAAAATCATGTATACTTAATTTAGATAATTCATCTAGAGTATGTATATTATAATTAGAAATACTATTTTGTAATGCTATTCTTGTCAATGGAAATATCAAAGCATCTGCTGCTCTTAATGATATATTTTCACATGTTTTTAAAGTTAAATATAAACTTGCTTGTAATATATGTCTAGTAGCTGTATTAGAATTAGCTGCTGCTAATTTTTGTAATCCTACTAATGAGTTAGGATCTGGAGTACTTGCATCTCTTGCTTCATTCAACCCGGTCACATCTCTTATCATCTGAAGATAATACTGATAAGTTTGAATTAAAGATTGTATTTTAGCCCCACCAGCAGAAGATTGTAATTCTTGTATAGGAACTTTACCAGGATTGCCTTCTCCATCTTGCGTAAAAGATCTACCTATTATACTACCAGTTTGGAAGTACATATTTAAAGCTTCTTGAGGATTATAATTTGTTCCATTTCCTAAGTCAACTTCATTTAATCCATCTACATCTAAATAAACCCCATCAGGTACCATTCTAGATAATACTTGTTGAAGTTTAAGGTGAGTTAGTTGAATCATGTCTGCAAACCCAGTTATTCTACTAACTAGAGACTCTATACGTCCTTTATACATTCTAGGAGCAACAATATTATAGTTCATATTTACTTTAACACTATCAGCATATGGTCTAGTCATATTTTCAGCCATCTCCCACTTTAGCATATCTTCAAATCCTAGAATTTTAGCTCCACTATATAATACTTCTATAGATCTATAAGCTCGTTTAAAGTTTTCATTCTCTGGAGGATCAAATGTATCTTCCTTTTCTATTACTTTCTCTAAACCAACGTTTGTTTCTTTTATTTTAAATACTTGATCTTTATATGTTTTCCATTCGAAATACAATACTTGAATAGTATCATTGTCATATCTTCCATTCCAATCTCTAGTATAATCATTATTTCCTTGATACTTTTGGATTTTCTGTAATTGATCTTTAGTTAAATATGGAAATTCTTTTTTTAATTCAGGTAAACTAATATTTTTAACTTCACCTACATAATATATATCTTCAAAATTAGGATCTTCTGTATAAGACCACACTAATCTAGATGGATCTACATAATCCACCATTATACCCTCTGCTCTATTAAATCTTGTTTTAACAGCAGCAATTCCTAAAACTGTTAAATCATAATTTAATCTTTTTCTTATTAAATGATATTTATTTTTATCTAATACTTGATCAATTAATTCTTCTTCTGCTAACTCAATAGATTGTTTATAATTTAATTGCATATGAGCAGGAAGCTCATCCATGTTTTGAGGTAAATTTTTACCTTTTTTATTTTTAGCAAGTTGAATTCCAAATTTTTCTTCTACTGCCGTATCATACTCTTGCATCATAATATCATCAATAATATTTTGAGCATATTGAGTACGTTTTCTCATTGATTCAGGATCTTGAGCAAACGTTTTAACATCGTAGTTACGTTGAGATATTCCATTAACTACAATATCTACAAATTTAGGTATTACAGGAACTGGTTTCCAGTCTAAATTAAGATATGACAAATCACCATTAATTGATAATTCATCTTTATATTTTTGAACGGATTGTTCACCGCGAGCATAAAGTCTTAATCTATGAAAGTTATTATAGTTTGTAATATAACGATAACCTCCACCTCGAAAGTTTCTAAACCATTCTCCTTCAATAGCTCTACCTACTTTTAACCCATATTCCCATGTAGCTTTTTCTGCTTCAGGTACTACCTGATCCGGAAAAGTACTATTCATATTAGTATAAATCTGCATCTATTTTATTATTTTTGATAGTGATCCTTCATTATCATATTTTTTAAAACCTAATTTTACTGGTTGTTTTATTATATGGGGTATAGGTCTATATCTATTCTTGTTACAAGCCATAATAGCTAAACCAGAGCTAATTGAAGCATCGTGTTTAGTTCTGCTATTAATATTAAATTTAGCCCAATCTTCTAAAGTTCTTTGAAAATACATATCACCATATGTATCGTTATTAAATCCTACATATTCTTCTATATAAGATTCAATTGCTGCTGCATGAGATTGTTTTATATCTTCACTTGAATTAGGTATCCCACCAATCTCTTTTTCCGCAACAGATAATTTGTTCCAAATTTTATCTGGACGATTCATAGAAAATCCTCTATATCCTCTACGTTTTAAATAATAAAGTAGTCGTGGTTTGTTGTTTTCACAAAGTAATGGCATTCCATAAAACACAAGAGCCATTAATACATCTTCAAAAAATGTTTCTGCGGTTTGAGGTCTAGCTATATATTCTAAAAAGAAATGATTAGGTGGAGCATCTTCCATTGAAAATTTAGTTAATCCATGTAGTGCGCCATTTGATCCTCTTTTATCTACAGTTCCTGAGATGTCATAACTATCACAACCAAATGCCCCAACGAATTCATTTCCAGGGTATTTGACTCCACTTTTAATTATCACTTGATTTTGAAGATTTTTAGGTGGAACCCAACTTATTTTAAATCTACCATCTTTATTAGGATAAAATATCACTTTACTATCTTTTATTCCTCTCTCCCACTGGAAACTTCCTGTGGTAACATTAGCTTTATTATTTATTTCTTCATTAAAATCTATTTGCTCGTATATCTTTACAAGATTAAATAATGACTCTTTCGTTTCATCTCTAAAAGCATGTTTTTCTGTACGAGGAAATTGTCTGTAAAATTCATTTAAACTATCTTGATCTCCTCTTAATCCATCAGCTTCATTATCCCAATGGTTAATTACACCTACATCTATAAGTGCGCCATCAATTCCTTGAACCGGTGAGGTTGGTGTATCGAAGACAGGTATGCCATAAGTATCAATGTATCCTTCGTAGGACCATTCCATAGGTATGAACAAAGAATATAATCCCGAGCTTGTTTGGCCATTGCGATTTCTACGAGTGACGTTTGAGTTGTCATATAGTTTTTTAAAATTATTTCCACCTTTGTCTAAAGCATTAGATGTACTTCCCATCATACACTTACCAACTATTCTACTACCTAATCTTAATGTTGTTTTTGTTACTCTCCAGTTATTTAATATGTTATCAGGTCTCTCCCATTTACCACTTTCATCGTGAGCTAATAA